CCACAGGGGGGCTCTTCGTGTTGAACATTCATTCTAATGGAGGTACTCATGACTAGAACTCGTACGGAGGGCGAAGATGGGCCTCGGAAAGATCTCTTAGGTTCATTAATACGAACTTCTGAGAAAACCGGGGTTACAACAACGCCTATTTACTCATCTTTGTATACACCATCTAAGAAAACGATGGTAGATGAGATTCATCCGCACTGGCACTCAGGCCAGGGGGGTCCTATGAGCATGCGTGAGTACGCCGTCGCTTTTTCAGACGCGAGCGCCCGTTCCGGGTACTACATTTCAGGGTATCCACGTGGTGAAGAGTATAACTGTCTTCGCCGATGTGCTACCTATGGGAGTAGTGGTCTTCCACCGGATAATTTTGAGGATTGCGAAGACTTGGGTCCAACTGCATGGAATAAATTCCGTCCAGCCAAACCTAAAGTTTCGCTCGGCCAATTTCTGGCTGAGCTTCGCGATTTCCCAAAATTATTTCAAGTGAAGCTGAGGAAGTTTAAAGACCTTGGTTCAGGTTATTTAAACGCTCAGTTCGGATGGCGGCCTTTCCTGTCTGACATTCGTCGTTCAGTTCAAACGTTTAAACGTTTGGACGACCATTTAGCCCGTCTTAAGAAAAACAACGGAAAATGGTTGAAACGAGGCGGCACTCTCTTTGAGACCAATGAATCGAATAAGACTGCAATTTCTGCGCCGGTTTATCTGGCACCAAGGAATTACACTTATGATCACATTGGCGTGCGGACTGTTACAACTTACAGTCGTGCATGGTTCAAAGGGAGCTTCAGGTATCACATACCTGGTCTCCAAGAAAACGAATGGGGTTCATTCCGCTCATTTCGTAGGCTTTATGGGCTCGAGTTAACGCCCAGCTTGGTCTACGAGTTGACACCATGGTCTTGGCTTTTTGATTGGGTTTCGAACACAGGAGACGTTATAGAAAATCTCCAGGCTGTTCAGTTTGATAACATGGCTGCTCAAAGAGCATATGTCATGTTAAAAACAGAAACAAAATCGGAAGTCGAGGTTTCTTTCAGAGCGCGTTTTACTTTGGATGGTAATCAAAGTTATACCTCCCATTGTTCACGCAGCAACGAAAGTCATATTACCAAGTGTCGTGCGGAAGCCAGTCCTTTCGGCTTCAACATGAATTGGGACGATTTCAATCCGTTCCAACTTTCCATCCTAACAGCGTTGGGAATTCAGTACTTCTCACGCTGAGAACATATTAACCTTTAGGAGGTCGCTATGTCGTTAGCTACGCCACAAGAGGTCACTGTGAATGCAGTGGCCACCGATCTTCACAGAATTGAGGATGACAAAACTTCCTCGTTGTATTCCAGTGAAGACGGTGCACTAACTTTGAAAGTTAGTCACCAAGCATCCAAGGGACGTTCCCGTAGGATGGTTCGACTCGACAACACCATTGTTGCTGCCGATCCTTTAACAGCTGAAAACAGCTATCAAAAGGCCGGCGTCTACTTGGTTATCGATGAACCTCAGTTCGGTTTCGATGATTCCGAGCTCGAGGATCTTGTCGACGGGTTGAAGGCCTGGCTCACTTCTGCCAATATCTTGGCATTGTGCGCCTCACGCCATTAAAACAGCGTGAAAACACTGGGCTGTGGAGATCAAATTTCTTGATGGTGTAACCTAGCTTCGTAGCTGGACATCCTAGGAATTAATTCCAGGAGTGAAAAGCCATGAAAGTTACCTCCACGACATTAACCCTTCTTCAAAGTCTATTACTAGATTTAGAAGAACAATGTTCAACCGTGGGCTCTTCACGCGATTTTGAAACTGTAAAATCACGTGTTGAATGTGAAGGTATATCGTTTTTGACGATAACCTTACCTGGTTTTGTAGATAATCTTTTCAATTGCATTGAAAAGGACCAGGTGGACTCAACAGATTTCCTTGGTTTTAGGAAAACTGGGTGTCTCCCTTCATTTCTAAAGGGTTTCACTAGTCTCATATTTGATCAGAAGAGCGGAAGGAGTTTGGATGACAGTCAACAAAAAACATTGGCTATCATGTCTGTTAGGCAAATTGGTTATCTGTACAAGAAAATCAAGATGCCTTGTACCGGGCCTCGAGTTGCGAAAGCAATTAAGGGTTACCAACAGACAGATAATGCGCTTAAGAGACACCTCTTCGACAAAGCTGACTTTCAGCTTTTTGATCGGGTTTCTCGTACCATTATCTCTAGTGTTTTCCCTGTATCCATTGATGAAGAAGATCTTATTCCTCATCATGGACCCGGGAGTACCATGGAGAAGCTTATAGGTAATCGTAAATATGATTATCGTAAGTTTTCCTGGTATTCTCAACTAGATTCATCATTCTCTGTTGGGTTAAATTTAGCCCCATCGGAAGAGTGGGAGTCGAAAGGGTTTACGCCGGACGATAAGGGGGGTCAGCCTTCTGTACGTGTGATCCATGTACCGAAGACACAAAAAGCCCCACGCATTATCGCGATGGAGCCAGTATCGATGCAGTTTCTCCAACAAGGATTGAAAGACTATATGGTAGATCGGATAGAGAGATCTCGGTTTACACGAGGACACGTGAATTTTACGTATCAATCGATAAATCGGAATCTTGCTCTTCGGAATTCTACCAGTCAAAGTCTTGCTACAGTTGATCTATCCGAAGCATCAGATAGAGTTCACAATGAAATAGTCAAAAGACTATTCTCAGTGAATCCGAGCTTGAGTAAGTTCATTCAAGCAACACGGTCTCCTGTAGCCCAGTTGGGGGACTCGGCTGTTTACTTAGCCAAGTTCGCATCGATGGGCTCTGCACTTTGCTTTCCTGTCGAATCGTTGCTGTTTTTCACAATAGCAGTGATGACAGGTTTGGAAAAGGTGCCTCCTACCACTGTTTCGACAAAAGACATAATAAACTCTTGTCGGAACGTCTACGTGTATGGGGATGATATACTTATTCCCTCCACGCAGGTTGAGTCGTTTTCCAACCTTTGCAACCGATTTGGTTTAAAGGTTAACAGGACAAAGACCTTCTCGAGGTGTAAATTTCGAGAGTCCTGTGGAATGGATGCATACAATGGGTGTGAAATCACGCCCATATATATGCGAGTACCACTTCCAAAACGACACGCACGGATCCCTCATAACGATATAGTTTCGTTGGTGGCCACGACAAATCAATTTCTCGCGAAAGAGATGCGCCGTACAGCTAGCATATTAACTAAGCTAGTTGAACAACAGATTGGTGAATTGCCAAATGTTGGACCACGATGTGAGGGGTTAGGGTGGGTAGATTATACCGAGACTAGCAAACGCGCTAAGTTCCGATATAATCGTAATTTACAGCGTCGCGAAGTTCAGACGCTCGTACCATCTATATCGTTTAAACACGATAAAATCGATGGTGTCCCTGCCCTACTCAAGTGCTTACTTCGTTTGCAAAAAGGCTTTTTGGAAGATCAGAAAAACGATCGACCGAAAGATAAAGTTGAATCGCTTTATCTTAGTGCCCTTGCTACGGATAAGAAGCATTTGAGCAGAACGCCAGTGCGCGGCGCACTAACATTAAAACGCCGCTGGGTATCGCTAGGTAACTAGCGATCCGGGGTTATCCACCCCCGGGGGGAGAGC